AAAGAGGGTAAGACCCCAGTTGTAGCATTGTGTGAAAAGGGGAGGGCAGGGTTTTGGATAATGGTTCATAGTGATGATTTTGATAAATTAGAAAAAAAACAAATTGAAAATGAATATTGGCAACTTACCCCAACTTGGAAATGATAGAATGGATAGCAAGTTTAACAGCAATAGTATCGGTATGGTTATATGGTAATGGGTGGAGATATGCTGGGTACTTTGGATTGGTTAGTCAGTTTTTTTGGTGGTGGTTTTCATTTATATATGATTTAGCATCAATGTATGTATTATGTGGATTTATGACAGCAACTCATATTAGAAATATAATAAAGATGAGAAAATGATAGAATATATTTTAATAATGGTTTTTTATATTACTCCAGTTAATTCTCCTACAGAAATATATGAACTTCAATTAAATACAGATGCAGAAACTTGTTATAGGTTAGATATAGCAGTACAACTTAATTATGAACAACAGGACTATTTTAAAATAACTAGTCAATGTATAGAAAGGTATAGAGTCATTGCAAATAAATAAATGGATAATAGGACTAATTGTATTAGAAATAATCTTGCATTTATGTGAAATAGCATTTGATATGATGCAGCATATACATTTCTATGGTTTTGATTTTTAATGAATGATTTAGTCAGAGCATTAGAAATAGCCAAAGAATTAGAGTTTCGTAAAAAAACTAATCAGATGGCACAGTATAAGCCATATGAGTATCAAAAGAAATTTCATAATAGTAAAGCTACTCAACGATTATTAATGGCAGGTAACAGGGTAGGTAAATCATTTTGTGGTGCTATGGAAATGTCTTATCATTGTACAGGGTTATACCCAGAGTGGTGGGAGGGTAGAAAATTTGATAGACCTGTAAGATGTTGGGTAGGTGGTGTATCTAATGAAACAACCAGAGATGTATGTCAAAAAGAATTAGTAGGGCAGCCAGATGACCCTAGTGCTAAAGGTACAGGTAGTATTCCTCTTAAACTAATTGGAGAAACAGTAAGAAAACCCGGAGTTCCTAATGCAGTTAATAGTGTAGTAATACGACATAAAAGTGGAGGATATTCTCGTATAGGTTTTAAGGCATATGAGATGGGTAAAGAAAAATGGATGGGTGAGTCATTAGATGTTATTTGGTTAGATGAAGAACCACCTCAAGGTATATATTCACAAGCATTAACTCGTACTGCTGATAAAGGGGGTGTTGTTTATATGACATTTACACCAGAGCAAGGTATGACCGAAACAGTAGCACAGTTTGTAAACAATTTAAAAAAAGGTCAAGACCTTATACAGGCAACTTGGGATGATGCACCTCACATGACTAAAGAAGTGCGAGAACAAATTTTAGCAGCATTACCACCTCATGAACGAAAGATGAGAGAAAAAGGAATACCACAATTAGGTTCTGGATTGGTATTTCCAATTAATGAAGAAGATATATTATGTGAACCATTTGATATACCAAATCATTATCCTAAACTTTGTGGGATAGATTTTGGATGGGATCACCCTACAGCTTGTTCTTGGGTAGCATGGGATAGGGATAGTGATATTGTCTATATGTATGATGGTTATAGTATACGACAAGAAACTGTACCTGTTCATGCATCAGCAATAAAAGCACGAGGTCAATGGATTCCTGTTGTATATCCTATGGATGGTAGACAAGCTGATAAAGGTAGTGGTAAAAGTTTAGCTATGCAGTATAGGGATGAGGGTGTTAATTTATTAAGAGAACATTTTACAAATCCACCACAAAATGGAATGAAAGAAGGTAGTGGTGGTATAAGTGTAGAAGCAGGAGTAATGGAAATGCTTACAAGATTTCAAACAAAAAGGTTGAAAATATTTTCTAATCAAAGTAAGATACTAGAAGAAATTAGGTTGTATCACAGGAAGAATGGTAAGATAATTCCTATGAATGATGATATAATATCTGCATTGCGATATGCAGTAATGTCATTGCGAAAGGCAAGAACAAGGAATACCGAACCTATGCAGATACAATCTGATTCTAGTTTTAACTTATTTACAAGGAGTATGTAATGCCAATGGGAAAAGGAACTTACGGATCAAAAGTCGGTAGACCATCTAAAAAAAATAAAATGATGAAAAAAAAGAAAAAGAAATGAACAAAGCGACAGTACGAAAAGTAATTTCTGGGTTAAAAAAAGCATCTAAATCTCATGCAGCACAAGCTGCTACATTAGAAAAAATGTTGAAAGGAAAAAAATAATGGTAAAAAAATTATCCCCCAAACAAAAAAAATTAGCAAGAGCAGCATCACCAAGAAATAAAATTACTGGTGCAGATTTTAAAAAAGTTAAAAGAACTAAAAAGGGATTAATGAGAAGGGCATGAAAGGTATGCACAAAACTAAATCTGGTAAAATGGCTAAAAAAGGTCTTTACTATAATATTAACAAAAAAAAGAAAGCTGGAACTTCTAGAACTAAAAAGAAATCAACTATTAGTTCTAAAGCATATGCAAATATGAAAAAAGGTTTTCCGAAAAAAAAGAAAGGGTAAGTTATGGGTGGATTTTTTTCAAGACCAAAGCCTCCAGCACCTCCCCCACCACCACCTCCTGCTCCAGCTCCAGAGCCACAAGAATCACAGAAGGCAAAGGATGCTAGAGAAAGAAAATTAAGAGGTAAGGTAAGAGGTATGGGTTATGGTTCAGGAAGCACTCTTGGTGGTGGTGAAGAAGCTACAACTGCAAGAACTATTCTTGGGCAATGATTCTTGCTAAAACTGATAAATTATTAGCAAAAGAAGTTTTAAAGTTTGTAGCACCACGAGCAAATATTCAAGGAGTAGATTCTGATTACACTCATATAGGTTACTATGATGGTGATAAAATAGTAGGTGGAACTATATTTTCTCATTATGATGGTTTTAATATTTGGATGCATTTAGCACTTGACAATCCTAGAGCAATGAGAAGGAGTTATGCTAAACAAGTATTTGAGTATTGCTTTTATACCTGTAAGTGTGTTAGAGTAACTGCAATGACTAAACCAAACAATACCAGATGTAGAAAATTAATTGAATCGGCAGGATTTAAACAAGAAGGTGTTGTTAGAAAAGTT